AAAAGATGTTGATGAATTAAACCAAAAGTTGATAGACTTAACAGATACTTTACAACAAAAACAAAATAATGCTGACGATTATGCTAAAAAGTATTTGAACAGTAAAGTAGAAACTGCTAATGCTCAGTTTGATGCTAAGGTTAAGGAATTAGATAATCTATATTCAAAAGCCAAGGAAGAAGGAAAAGAAGAATACCTGACAACTCTTGAGGAGTTTTCAGTAAACTTCCAAAAGCAAGTAGAAGAACAAAAAGAAGAACTTGCGGGCTTGCAGGAGAAGATCCGCACCACTAAGGCCGCAGTAGATGCAGCAGTTGAAGTTAATAAGCGAGCCGCCGCAGAAAAAGATAAAGCAGACTTTTATCGAATAGTTTTATCAGAAGAAGATAAAAAGGAGATAAAAGAATTACAGGAATTATTAAGTCATTTCCGTAATCCAGAACCTCTCAACAAAGTAATATGGAAAACTTATTATGAGAAACCATATACCGATTTAATTGGTAGAGTTGTGGGCAATTCTATTAAAACCGGAATTTACAAAATTACTAATATGACTTCTGGTAAATGTTACGTTGGTCAAGCGGTCAACATTGCCGAGCGCTGGAAGCAGCACATTAAGAGGGGCATGGGAGCCGATGCACCAACACAAAATAAATTATACCCCGCCATGCTTAAAGAAGGTGTAGACAATTTTACTTTTGAAATTATAGAAGAATGTTCAAGAGCAGAACTTAATGAAAAAGAAAAATATTGGATCACTTTCTACCAAGGTATGGAATTTGGTTACAATATGAAGCGAGGTTAAAATGGGAAAAGTAATTATTCAAGATATGACCACAAAAAATCCTATTTCATTAATAGGATATGAAAGTGGCGTTTGTTATGGTTCTGATGTAACAAATGACGAGAAGAACTACAAGCGAGGACTAGAAAATATCAATAGTGGCCACGGCCGCACATTTGAATTTCCTCAAGTTTATATGGTGCTTGATGGCTATTCCGCAAGGGTAATTAGGGAATTTTATACGCACATCGCTGGAGGGCCTACTCGTCTACAAGCCTCTACTCGTTATATCGATTATGACCATTTTAAATTTGTAACTCCTCCTTCTATTGCAGATAATGCTTACGCAAAATGGAGATATGAAAAAACAATGGGAGAAATCCTTGGTTGCTATGAGCAACTAATTAACATTGGTATTCCTAAAGAAGATATTGCTAATATTCTTCCTCTTGGTATGACTACTAAAATTGTTTGCAGAACTAACTTGCGTAATATTATTGATATGTCTCATCAAAGACTTTGTAATAGAGCCTATTGGGAATTTAGAGATTTAATGCACGATTTAATGAACGCTCTATCAGAGTATTCAGAGGAATGGGCATATATAGTAAAAAATTATATGGTTCCAAAATGTGTGTATTTAGGTCGTTGCCCAGAAACTCATTCCTGCAAAGCGGACAAAAAAGTTTAATTTGACAATTTTAAAAAAATATGTTATAATAATAGTATAGCAATTAAGAAAGTGAGAAATTAACAAATGTCAAAGAAAGAAAAGTTTATTGAATTTGTAGAACAGAATTTGATGTCAAAATGTAATGAATTAGATAGTGATGTTGCTGATTACTGGTACGCTTTAAAGAATCAGGAAGATAAGGAAAAGCCTATCCTTTCTGAAAATGGTAAGCCTATTCTTAAATTTATGCAAACCACAATGGATAAGGGTAAGGCATCAGATATTGCAGAAGCAATGTTCATTTCATCAAGATCCGTATCTGGAGCCATGCGAAAGCTGTGCAACGATGGTTTTGTTGAAAAGATTGGTAAGGATCCAATTATTTATTGTATCACCGAAAAAGGTAGAAATATTGAAATTGATTAATTAAAAAAGGAGAAAAATTTTATGAAGAGTATTGTTAATAGAGCCCATGTAGAAGGTATTTTGTACGAGCACAAGCTTCAGGCGAAGGTAACAGGTGAAAATTCAAAGAATCCCGGAACTGAGTACATTACAGGTGAAATTAGAGTATTGACTGATCCTGATACCAACAACATTGTACCAGTTCATTTTACATATCTTACAGCCACAACTAAGGCTGGTAAGGAGAATGCAACTTACACAGTTCTTAAGAAGATTATTGATGGTGTACTTCCTACTCAGATGGATGGTGGTAACACAATGGTTAAGATTGATGGTGAAGTTGGAGTAAATGACTTCTACACAGATCGTGATGGTAAGACTGAACTTGTAAGTGCAAAGAGAATTGAGGGTAAGTTTGTTCACGCCGTAACTGATATTGATAAGGATGTTAATAAGAGAAATACTATTGAGATAGATATGATTATCTCTGGTATGAGAACTCTTGAGGCTACTGAAAATTATCCTCAGAGAACATTTATACATGGTGGTGTATTTGGCCCTTACAGAAAGGACTTCATTCCTGTTGAATTTGAAGTAGAGAATCCTAATGCTATTGCTTATTTTGAGGGACTTGACGCTTCTAAAAAGAGCCCTGTTTTCACAAAGATTTGGGTTCGTGTTGTATCTCAGACAGTTAAGAAAGAAAAGGTTGAGGAGACTGCTTTCGGTGATAACGTAGTAACTGAGACCACAAGAGAAACAAAGAAGTGGGTTGTTTATAGCGCACAGAAGGATGTTTATGTTTGGGATTCAGAGGAAACAATTCTTGCTAGTGAACTCACAAAGGCTCTTGCAGATAGAGAGACTTATCTCACTACTATCAAGGCTGGATATGAAGAGAGAAAGGCAGCCAAGAGTACTGCTGCTCCCGTTACTTCAGGCGGATTTAATTTCTAATATTGGAGGTATAAGATAATATGGCAACTATTAATCTTAAGGGGTTAAAACCTCACAAGGTAAGTAGAGATCTTTCTGGCTATATTACTTATATCTACGGACCGGGTGGAGCCGGAAAGACAACTTTCGGCTCCCAAATGCCCAGTCCACTCTTACTTGCATTTGAGCGTGGATATAACGCATTGCCAGGAGTTATTGCTCAAGATATTACTTCTTGGGCAGAAATGAAGCAAGTTCTTCGTCAGTTAGATGACCCAGAAGTCAAGGAGAACTTTAAGAGTGTCGTTATTGATACAGTAGATATTGCTTCACAACTTTGTGAAAAGTATGTTTGTTCTCAGCTTGACATTGAGAATATTGGTGACGGCGGCTGGACCAAGAATGGTTGGGCCAAAGTAAAGAAGGAGTGGGAAACAACTTTCCGTAATATTGCTATGAAAGGATATGCAGTTGTTTTCATTTCACACTCAAAGGAAAGAACCGTTACCAATAAAGACCAGACTCAATATAATGCTATCGGCCCTTCTTGTTCTAATGTTTATAATGAAATCATTAAGAATATGGTCGATATTGAAGGTTATATTGATGTGGATAAGGGAGAAAGAAAATTGGTTCTTCGTTCAGATGATGGAACCATTGAGTGTAAATCAAGATTTTCTTGCATTGATAAAGTAATTCCTTTCTCATATCAGGCACTCGTTGATGCTTTGAATAAGGCAATTGATGAAGAAGCTAATAACACTGGTAACAAGTTTGTTACTGAAGAAAAGGAGAAGGTTGCGATTGCTGCAACTTATGATTTTGATAGTCTTATGGCTGAATTTAAGGAAATGGCTACTACTCTTATGAACAAGAGTCAGGACTATCAGCCTAAAATTACCGCAATTATTGAAAAGCATCTTGGTAAGGGTAAGAAAATTGGTGATGCCACTATTGCTCAAGCCGAAGTTATTGCGGTTATTAATAGTGAAATTAAGGATACTTTACTTTAACTCTTATTCCGGGTTTATTTTAATAATTTCCAATCTTTTAGAAGATCATCTAAACAGTAAACTCCAACAAAGTATCTTATCCTTTTTATGTTAAGCCGACCCGATTCAATATCGGGTTGGCTTTTTTAATAAAAAATGTTATAATATTATTGTATAATATTTTAAAAGGAGAAATCTGTTAATGCACAAAGTTAAATGTAAGTGCTGTAATCAGTTTTTTGACCGCGATATTGTTCCGTGTGTCAAAGAGGGCAATAGATATTCTCATAAAGAGTGCTATGAAAAGAGAACAGCGGCTGAGCAAAAGGAGGAAAACGACAAGACCGCACTTGATAAATACATAATAACATTGTTCAAACTCGATTATGTAACACCAAGAATACAAAAACAGATTAAGCAATATGTTGAAGAATATCATTATACTTATTCTGGTATTCATAAGGCGTTGGTGTATTTTTATGAAGTAAAAGGCAATTCTATTGATAAATCTAATAATGGTATTGGAATAGTACCTTATATTTATAAA